AATAAGAACATCCCAATAACGAACACTACCAAGAACATCTACATAATTAACTTTCGCTTCATATGCCATAGTTAAACATAGTTCAATTAGTTTCATCTTATCTTCTAGTTGGTCAACTATCTCAACATCTTTAATATTATAATCAATAAAAGATTGAAAGTCATTTGTGTACCAATCTCTAAATGTATCATGTGGATTTTCATTTTTTTTAATTCCAAGTTCTACATTAGCAATATGATCTAGTTTGTAACTCTCTTGATTAGTATATGTAAATTTTCTATACAAATCATAATAGTCAAGAGCAGCCACACCTTGAATATCATAAACTTGATATTGTCTACCCATTTGATAAATTGTTTTTGCAAGTACTGAACGCCATGGTGATAAATCTTTTAAAGTATCTTCACCCATAATTTTTTTAATACGATTACACAAATAAGGAATATCAAAAAATTCTGTATTCCAACCTGTAATTACATCTGGTTGATTTAATTTCCAAAACTTTATAAACTCTGTAAGTAATTCGTATTCATTATCACACTCAATATAAACAACGTCTTTTCTTTCTGTTTTAAATTTACCTACACCCCATACAAATATCTGTTTGTTTTGTTGATTTTTAATTGTAATAGATAATAATTCTTCAGAAGCTTCTTGAGGATTTGGGAAACCATTTTCACAAGCAACTTCTATATCAATTGTAATAATTAATACTTCATCCATATTCCATTCAAGATTAGGATATTGTTCATACAAATAACTAAATTGAAAGTTGGTATTACCATATACTAGATGAGGTTGATCTTCGTATTGTTGTACCCAGTTCTTTGCTTCTTTGATTGTTTCATGTTTAATAGGCATAACATATTTGCCTTGTAAAGTTTTATATTTTGTTTCTCTCATAACAGGACAAAACATAGTTGGCGAATATTTAACCCTACGATTAATACGTTCACCATTTACAATCTCTCTCAATAAAAGATTGTTACCCCATTGTATAATATTTGTATAAAATCTACTCATCAAATTTTTAATTGTTGTGCTAGTACCATAAGACTAAGCCAAATCCACATAGTATTAAACCCTACAAGTGTTGGTAATAATTTTTTCTCTGATGCCCACACTAACATAGTGCTTGTCACTAAACTAAAAACATATAACCACCATATTTCTATCTTAAATATTAATCCTGGTATTATAATTATAGCTTTAGTTACCCACGCTAATGCTTCTACTGTATTATAGTCCGTCCAATATTTACGTTGAAACCACATACTATAGCATTCTTTTATTTTAAGGTAAGTGATACGTTTATATAATATATGAACGATGATCAACCATATAATTGTTGAAACTGTTACTTGCAAGACTGTCATAATATAATATTTGTATAAAATTTATTCAAAATAATTTTCTAGTTTACCTGTTCTACTTAAATCTACTGAACAACAATGAGCACCACCAGACCATAAAAAGTTCCAACGATTAACCCAAGGTATCATTTCAATGTTATATTTTTTTAATTTATCAGCTAAGTTCTTATCATAACCAGAAGTGATAATAGTATTCTCATCTAAAGATAATACGTTACAATCAAATCTTGTCTCTTGAGCTATACCTAATAACTCTGGCATAGGATAGTTTTTTACACCTCTCTCTTCGCACAATGCTTTTATAGTTTTACCATCATATTCTGCTGATGGGTCCATTATAATGATTTCCCAATTATTGTCAACCATTATTTTTGGTACGTATTCTTTTTTCCATGTTAATACTAACCCTGGTCTTAATATTGCTATCTTACCATCTACATGTCCGTAAGCTTGCATCTGAACAAATTTGTGTTTAGAAAACTCCCTCTTGTACCATTCTAACCCATTGTTAGTAATACATATTTGTGAATGTTCTTTTATACCTAATCTATCTTGAGGGTTTGCAAAAGTATGAAATATATGTTTTCCACATTTATAGAAAGCAGCTGTATCACCTATGATATTATTTTGATTATCATATGATTCTATCTGTTCATTGCAATATCTGTTTACTTCATCTATATCTGTTGTGACTTGTTGTGGTTTACTTTCATACATCATTGGTGGCATTGCAATGTATCTAGCACCATTCTTAAATTCATCTAACATTACTTTTTGATGATTTAAGTTTTCTAAACCTCTTTCTTTTTTAGCTGTGTAAACTTCGAATATGGTATTACCAATCTTTCCTATTGTATCTCTACATTGCATCGGGTGACTTAAACCATCTTCAATGTTAGGAATAACATCTGGTCTTACAACTTCAGCACCATACTGTTGACACAACTTGGCAAGTAAATTTAAATCTTCATTTGTTTCATCATGTATTTTTTTTAAAGTATCTTTGTATAATGGTAATTGTTCTTTGATATCTCTTTTATGATTAGTGTAATCTAGAGTATCATCAGCATATTCCACGCTTCTATTTCGTACTGTATTGTCGTACTCCATGAGAATCTTATTCTCAAATTCATCTTCTACTTTACTGACATCATAGGTTTTACCTATTAGGACTTTTTTAAGAGGTGTCCACTCATCATAAACTGTCATTTTATAAAAAACATATCACAACCAAAGTTATCTCTCTGTCGAGATAAACAAGCGTTGTATCCTTTCGATTTAAATTCATCTATAACTTCAATCATATCAAACATTGCCTCATGAGGATTAGGACAATATAAATGAGCTCTAACATGAAAGCATTTAATTGGTATGTTGTTATCTAATATTTCTCGACAAGTATCATACCATACTCCCCAAGTATCTGCTTTAATTAAATCAGGCATACCATGTTTTTTAATCATGGTACTTAAATTTTCTGTTTTAACCATAACATGTGATTGATTTTTATCTTCATAGATAGAGTCTATTGATTTAATAAAATGTGGTTTTAAATTATATTCTCTACCATACGGATTATCACCATATCCAAGTTCAGTTTCTAATAATGTTGGATTATAGTAAAATGGCATTTCACCATTTTCTTTTGCATAACAAACATTATGAAATTTCATTTGTGGTTTAAATGGCCAACTATCTTCTTTCCACCATTGTGCTGATTCAGGTGAACCATCAAAACAATGAAATTTTAAATTAGGATTATCTGTCGCCATAGCTATTTCCATGTCAACATCTTTTGATACACCAATGCTATAGACTGTTGAATATTCTTTTATTTTATCAATAGGGAAACGATATCTACCATACTCTTCATATGGTGTATAGTCTAAATGTATTTCCTCTATTTTTCTTAATTGTGATTTAAGTTCCGATAGGTTTTGCATCATTTTTCACTTCTTTAGTCTTTCCAATATTATATTTTGTTTCTAAATTCCACTCTGATTTTTCTTTAAATGAAATAATTTTAATCTGACTTAATGGTGCGATAGGTTCTGTTGTACCTATAATTGATACTAAACCCCAATCGCTTAATAATGATGCTATACGATTTCTACGACCTATATCATTTTCTGATAAGTTTGTTTCCTTACCATCTAATGCAAACAGCTCTTTGAAATGTACTATGTAATACTTACCTTGCTTGTGAAGTATATGACATGATTGATATAATTTTTTTTCTTTTCTTGATGCTACGCCGATACGTGAAAGTGTCTCTCTGACCTTAAGGAAATCGTCAGGTTGTTTTAGAGTCACTTCCAACATTTGCTCTCTTGACCATTTAACGTTTTCCATGTTTACCACCTTTATTCAACTTTTCTTTTATTTGTTTTATTTGTTCATCGTTTAATATGTTAAGAGCAGATTTTCCTTTTTCATTATTATAACCATAATACTCTTTTACATACTCTAAATTTTTGGACTTGCTTGACCTCATCCAAGGTGCAAACCTTTTACGTGTCCTTAAACTATTTAGTAAAAAATCATACTGAAGTTTCTTGTCTAGATGATGATTACGATTCATTTCATTTACTAACATGACCGTATCATTAAAAGGTGCTAGGCATTTATTAACAACATATGCTGGATACTTTTTTTCCCATGTGACATCACCACTATCCATAAGATTATTTTTTTCATAGTTTATACTATTAAGATATTCTTTCAATTCATACATAATTTAATCCTTAGTTATATACTATCTTACTATTGATAATATTTTTTATATATTCGCCACCATCTAAATTAATATCTGGTATGTCTTGTTCTTTTATTTTATTTGTTTGTCTGATACCTTCAACAAGCATGTCGGCATCTAAATCATTATTTGTTAACCAATGGCAACCACCAGCTTTAGAATATGCATCTGCTCTAAAAGGTTCCTCAGTTGCAATGATATTATTATTAACATCATACATTTCAGACGAAGTAGCTTCATTTGGTGTAACTAATGCTGGTGTTTTAGTTATATTTAAATCTGTAAAAGTCATATATCCTAACATTGTAAAAGCCATTTTATGTATTGATAGATAATCTCTAAATTCATTTACACTAGGTCTTTCAATTAAATGTATGCCTCTATTCTCTGCCATAATTCTAATATCTTTTGGTGTCTTTGGTCCAACTATAAATGACATCTTTTGCCACATCATCTTTTCTTTAACTTGTAAAAACAATCTTTGATAATGATGAGTTAGTTCATACCAATCACCACCTGATACTAATATGCCATCTCTTTTATCTATACTAGGTTTTTTATATGGAAGTGTAACATAACCTGTATTATGTATTTC